TTGGATTGAGGATTTACTTTTGGCCCCATGCGGGGCTGTTTTTTATTTACCCTCGGCTTTGGCAAGTGCATTTTTTACTTGGCTAAATAATTCTGTGCTGTCAATATCTCCTGGCCCCAATGCCCTGCCTTTGAGATATTCAACAAATGGAAGCACAGAACTCAGCGCTTCGTACAGTTTCGTATTTACGCCTTTGTTTATGCACAAAGTGCATAAACTCGGAACGTCTTTTTCTTTCATTGTCTGAGATATTGACTTTGTATCCACGCTTATGCGTCCTCCTTAAGTTGTGGTACTTGCTATGGCGACCATGTAAAACAACTTCAAGATTTTCGATACAGTTATCGGCCTTATTACCGTTTTTATGATGCACATCTTCGTCTGGTAGTAACTTTCTATCAAGATACTGTTCCATAACATACCTGTGGTACCGCATAGACTTACCATTAACCTTGATCTGAAGGTATCCTTTCTTGTCTATCCACCCACCTTTATATAGTGGATTTTGAGGTCCAGGAATACATATACTAGGGGTTTTGCGACCAATATACATGCACTTTCTTGAACAAAACTTTGAATCTCGGTCAACTGGTCTAAATATTTCACCACATACAGGGCATATTTTATCTGGTAACTTTCTGTTTCTTCTTCCAAGTGTATCAATTAGCTGTTCAGCCATTCTTTCCCTCCGCCCTTAAAATGGCATCATCAAGCTTTATGTCGTCGATTGTGATATTGTGAGGGTAGTTATCTACTGTGACAAGGTTTTCTCTTAGCCATTTCAACCAACCTATAAGAATTGGACTTGTGGCGATAAGGTTGGCGTCCGCTTCTTTAAAACAAATAATATCTTCGACGCCATATTTATTTTTCCCTAAACTCACTACAAGTGTGCCGCTCGTTTTGCTTGTTGGATGACTTAAATCTCCAACAAAAAAGCCATAATCATCATCCTTGGGATCTACTTGAATTTTCTTTTTAATGCGCCATTCCCACGGCCCCGGTGTATATTCAGGCATTGATCTTCCTCCTTCCTTACGCGACAAAATCCGGCTCTAAACTATCCAAATACTGTTTTACCGCACATTCTGTACAATAACATCCTGCCAACTTCGGAACCTTTAGCGCTTTTGCGGTAGCAACCGCACTCTCCGGCGAAACCTTTAACTTTCCATTTTCCTGCTTACTAATTACGCTGCGGTCTATTTCCAACTCAATAAGGTTAACAAGTTCTTCCTGTGTCAATCCGCGCATATTCCTGCATGCCGCCATTGCCTGGCCGAAGGACAACCTCATGCCCTTCTGCATACGGTATGTATCCAAATCTATGACAACCCCGGCCTTCAAACCTCGCACCCCCTTTCTTTGTGATAACTTTGGCACAATCGCTTGACCTAATTTTTGTAACGGATTAATATGTTCCTAAAGACCTCCCACCACCCCCGCCATCAGGTACCGGTGTCGGGGAAGGCTCCCCTGCCTACTTCACCCCGGCTTTCTGGAGGACGGCTTTGGCTTTACACCAAACGCACACAACATGACCTTCTCCACTGTCAGTGCAATGGCAACCTACCTCTACCGGATCGCCACTGTTTAACAAAGCTACAAGGCTTTTCAACGCCTCCACTATTTCCGGTATCGCCTCGGCTACAGCCTGGGGATTGGAGAGATTAACCTTACTGCACTCTTGCAAAGCTATTTCCTGGAATGTTTTTACATCTTTCTTTGCCTCAAAATTACTACAGATCAGCTCATCATCCAAAGCATCACCTAGAAGTATTAAGACATTATCCTTGTCGCAATGATAGTTAACTTTTTCAACTTTTCCCCATTTACACAAATCGCAAGTAGTTTTCACCTTAGCCCCTCCTTACCATAACAAGAACCCTATCTGTTCCCCCGCCAGCCAGCACATCGCCAGGAATGCCAACAGTCCTATTAGGTTCAGCACCCACCCCGGCCTCCAGGCATAGCGGCGGCGGCATTGTCTCAACTCCAGAACGCTTCTAATCGCCATCACGCACCGCCAATCTGCTTGTTGATTCGGTTGACAAGGGCGGTGAAGTCATTCCAGTCTGAATTGCTAAATGTGGCAGTAGTTACCCCAGCCAATTCAAGTTTTACATTTTTGATCCTGCTATTATTGTCCGAAATATCAATATAGACATTTGCACCGCCATTTACTTCAAACTCAGCCCTCTTAATTGGCACATCTACCGGCTCCTGATACATGTACTTAATCCACATAATGACACCCTCCTTTGATATTTGGTTAACTCCACCGCATTCAACCTTCTAACCATCTCCCCCACCCTGCCCCGGATTCTACCGGTTATGCGCCTGACCTGTTCGCTAATGGCACGGTCACAGGTCGGGCAGATTTCGGGGCCGGGGTCATGACATATTTTGCAGATCATACGTCCACCCCTACAGCTTTTAAGGCGGCGATACATTTTTTTTCCAATGGTGCATCCATTAACGTCCAAACTTCCTGCCATGTGAAAATATGAACCGCAAAGACATCACATAACAATGCAAGGTTAATGAGGTATTTTAATTCCTTCCCCATGTCCTTGATTTTATTGAACACCTCTTGCCAAGCCGCAATGTCGGTGGAATAGAGTGGAATGACTTCTTCTTCGCCCGTCGCGGGATTAATCCCGAAATTTCTTTTACCTTCCTTGCAACTTGTTGAGAAATCGCAAGTATTATCAATGGGCCATGTTATTGTCCATCCCATAGCCTTTTCAGCGATTATGGAATCAAGTTCACGTCTTGCGTGCATTGTGGTCCTCCTTTCCGATGGTTAAGGGGCCCGATTATGCCCCTGTCTTTACTGCCGCCTTCCGCTGCTCTCTTAGCTTCCGGTTCGCTTCCCTTATTAACTCAACCATTGGGCCTAAGTCCATTTTTTGACGTACAATGGTTACTACTGCCGAGGGATATGGCGGTTCAGAATCGTCCTTGCGCTTCCTTTTCTGCGCCTGTGGCATTGGGTCTACCTCCCTTCGTAATTAATAACCTTCGGCTCCCACTCAATGGCCGCTTTCATTGCATGGTCATAAAGTTTCTGGGGTATATCGGTTATTGTGTTAACCAGGCACGCGTCGTGTATGCTTCTATAGCACTGACTAAAGTACGATGATTTGAGGCTCTTAATCTCTGCCTTGTCGGCAAGGTCAGATTGCTGAACAAAATACCCCACCCTGGCCCTCACAGCCTTAGTAACTTTGCGAATTTGATTGCTGCTGATCCTGTTGCTTTGCTCAAGGACATCTTTATGGGACTCAACGAAAACCCTAAATTCGTTACTGTTCTGCGTTGCCAGTTCAATAGCCTGATGTGCGAGAGAGGTATTTTCCTCGACAGCCGCAAGCATTGTCTTAATTGCATTCGTGAGATAAGTTATTTTCCCCAACTGTACGGGAAGACTGGGAGTTGCCACACTTTCATTAATCTGCATCGACATCTACATATACCCCCTCAATATCTATTGGATTACCACCGCACGGCATTGCCCTTTTCATGGCATTAAGCCATATTTCCATTTGATTTAATGCTTCTTGATGTTCCGTCACCCTATTTGTACTCATCCTCATAAATGAGTCAGCCAAAAGTGTGTACCTTGATGTTCTTTCGAGAAACCTTTTAATCTCGCCCAGTAGATAAGTAAATTCCTCATCAAGCGCCTTCTTGTTAATCCTGGACTTTCTCAGCCTGTCGCTTTCATCAATTTCCTTTGATTGAAGCTGTATTTTAAGTTGCGACTCCTTGTTTTTAAGTTCCTTATTTTCTGACTGTAACGAGGTTAATTGCTCCTGTATCCCCTGCGGTATTACCTCCTTTTCTATGATCTTTTCGACCACTTCCGGTTTGCGTGTCTTCTCCAGTTCCTTATTCGCTTGGCGCAACTTCCGGTTTTCTGTATCCAGGCGTTCCTTTTCGGCTTGGGCTTCGGCGGCGGCTTTTTCGGCGGCTTCCAGTTTGCGCTTTGTTTCCTGGTAGGCTCGGTTTATACTGATCTGCTCTTCGTTTAGCTGCTGGATGGTTTCTGGGTCAGCGTTTTCGGAGATAAATTTGGCTTTGCGGTATGTGTCCTTACTGCCGAAGCCTGATTCTTGTGCAACAATTTCCGCTGTCTCACCCTCCGAAGAATTCTTCGTAGGGTTCCTCATCCGATCATCCGCCTTAACTCGTTCAATTTGCTCCAATCGTCTTGCCCACTCCACGCGCTCAGAGAATGAAAACCCTTTCCGGTTCTCGTTCTCTGAAATCTCAAGCCTGAGCTGATGTTCATAATCTCTTACCGTCATTACATTAACGGCAATGGCATTCATTCCAAGAAATTCACAGGCCCTTAATCGCCTTTCCCCGGCTATTAACTCGAATTCGGGAGTCACAACCGGAGGATTGATTAGGCCATTTTCTTTGATGTCATCGGCAAGTTCCTGGATATTTCCAAAATCCTTGCGGATTCTGTTTGAGACCTTAATTTTGTCGATAGCCAATAGCATCTTTTAAAACCCCTTTTGTTTCCAGTTCCTTCAACCAGTCGAACAGCATTTCTTCAACCTGCTTATTCGCATAACGGATTACTCTGATTTTGTGTTCTAGCCAAAAGAAGCAATCCTTGATTCTGTCGCTGTGTTTTTGTATTCCCTTGCCATGGTTACTGCCGTCAATTTCGTATACGATTTTACGTTGCTCATCGTAAAAATCAGCTATGAATTTTTTGCAAAGGTATTTTTTAAGTCCACCTTTGCCGGTTCCAAAGACAACCTGTTGTTTTAGGCGGGGATACAATGCGGCAAATATATTTTCATGCGTTGTTTTTCTGTTATCCCCACAACCGCCTAGAAAATTAGATTTTCTACCACCAAAGAAGTCTTCAAAAATACCTTGCACACCATATCTTGGATTGCAGTCTATCTTTATTAATTGGAAAGCTTTCTCGGCTGTTATGTCATCGATCGGTATAATGTCGTCCATAGGCGTTCCCCCTGGTTAAAGGTTTTTTCTTCCACCCGTCGAAATTTGTAGTTGTCGAGACCACTATTCGGTGAGAGGAGGTGATAATATGCCTAAGAAATCGCCCTGGCACTCCATAAAAGAACCTGTGTATCACGACAACACCAACTGCAACACCGGAAACAACATTGAAAAAGAAAACCTGAGACAAGGAACCGGCAACAAAACTCTTTGTAAAGAATGTGCAAGATTAGACAATGCAGGGAAATAACTATTTATCAAGGTGTGTAAATGTCATTTCCCAATCAGGCCCAACGGGTTCTCCGTCGATAATGTTCCATATACGCCTGAGTTCAGAGGGCTTTAAATCATTCTGTAGTGCGATTGCAAGTGCTTTGAAACCCTCACTTCTTTCTCCATGAAACCTTACCGTAGGTTCCGGGTAAGCGTGTCCTGGACCGCCCTCACACGATTCATAAGTCTCAATCCCTCCCTCGACAAGGATTTCAACCTCTCGCTTGATTCCTTTGTCAAGTGGTGGAAAGTACTCTATGGACTTCATCCTTTTCCACCTCCTTTCATATTACCTAGGCTTCCAGTTGATGGTTAAGGGGCTTAATTGCTAGCCCCTGTCCGGCTACATTACCTGTGTTTCCAGCCACTCTTTAAACTTGCTTCTTGGCGACCGCACAACCCGCCCGGTCTTGATGGTAGGTATCACCTTTTCACGCATCAACTTATAGGCATGGGGATGAGAACATTGCATTATCTTGGCTATCTGGTTCCCGGTTAACAAGTACGGCCAGGTTGTTTCATCGTGCGGATTAAAATCATGTGTTGACACTATTCATTCCCTCCTTCCCATAGGTCTTTTATGTCAACTCCAAGGGCCTTTGCAAAAATCGCCAGCCTTTTAAGAGAAGGAGTTGCCTTGCAGGTTTCAATCTTGGCTATATATGACTGGCTAAAACCAGTTTTCTGCCCCAAGTCCTCTTGTGTCATAAACTGTCTTTCCCTGTGGTATCTGATTTTTAAGCCTATCTGCTTGTAAAACAATCATCTATCACCCCTTTCAAATGAATATTTTTTCTGTGCTGACATATGAATATTTTCCAGGGGTAAAAAAAATTACATTTCTATTGCCCTAAGAGCATTATATAACTTCAATTCATGTTTTGCAATAGGTTTTGTGGATGAAAAACGATTTTTCCCAGATGGGATAGAGGCAATTTCATTAGACGATGAGAAATTAGTCTTTGGGCATATCGACCCTTCCGTACGACAGTTTATATCAAAAAACGACAGTATACCTTTTTTGGAATTAGCCAAAGGGTTATACGAAAAAGGATTTACCAAGGAGGAATTGGAAGCTTTAGAGCTAATATTTTTATCACGAAAGAATAAATAACCTTTCCCTCTGTCGGATTATGTCGTTTTCATATGATTAATAGAACACATGTTCTATGGTATAATATCCCCATCAACAGAAAAGGGGGAATGCCAACGTGTCAACGAAGTGCGTATGTGTGCCTCTGTCAAGCAGGAGTGCTATCCCCAAAGTATGGACAGGTGATACCGTTTACAAAAATTGTTATGAGTGTAAAGAGAAAATTTGCAATAGTGTGTGTATTTACACATTAACGAAGGACACTGAAAAAGCTCTCTGTCCGAGGAAGGGAAAGGAAGGGTTAATGTGCGGGGGCATATAAAAAAGCGGGGGGACTCCTGGGCTGTTATAATTTATCTTGGCAAAGACCCAAAGACAGGAAAAAGAAAATATAAGTGGTATACGGTTAAGGGAAAAGAAGATGATGCAGAAAGATTTCTCACGGACAAACTAAGACAGCTTGACACTAATACCTATACCGACCCCGGAAAGCTAACCGTAACAGAATACTTGAAAAGGTGGGTACGGGACTACTGCGAGATTAGCTTATCGCTAAATACTCTTTTCAGATATAAAGGGATTGTCGAGAATCACCTTATATCTAACCTTGGGCATTTCCATATCGGTAAACTCAATTCATTAGATGTACAAGCCTATTATGCAGAGGCCCTAAAAAACGGCAGAAAAGACGGCAAGGGAACAGAGTTATCCCCGGCCTCAGTAATGTATAGCCACCGGGTATTACATGAGGCCCTGAACCATGCTGTCGAATGGGGAGTTATCTCACGGAACGTATGCGATACAGTAAAGCCGCCAAAGGTAATAAAAAGAGAACCGAAAGTATTAGACAGGCAGACCATTGATTTGCTTCTGGCCGAATCTACCGAAACACCCTTGCATATCCCTATTCTTATCACTGCTCAAACTGGTATGCGCCGGGGGGAAATATGCGCCTTGCAATGGAAAAATGTAGATCTAAAAGCCGGGATCATTTATGTTAAGCAGGCAATGGAGTGGGACCGTGAACAAAAAATCCATAGAATTAAACCAACCAAAAACGAAGAAAATAGAAGGATAGACATAACGAAGCAGCTGGTTGACCTTCTGGCGAAGTACAAAAAAGACCAGAAAAAGCAACGTGTTTCAACGAAGGGAGATTGCGAAGTAAATGATTATGTCTGTACCATGGAGGACGGCAGACATGTAACCCTTGACTATATGACCAAGAGCTTCGGAAGATTAGCGAAGAAATGCCATATTGACATAGCCTTTCACGGGCTCCGGCATACCCACGCCACAATTTTGGCCAGTATGGGGATACCTGTTAAGGCTATAGCTGAAAGATTAGGCAACGATCCGGTTGTCGCTATGGAAACATACTCCCATGTCACGCCATCAATTCAAAGAGAGATTGTGCAAAAACTGGAACAGTATTTTGAATGAATTTTAGGAATACACAATTACAGATTAGCAAATGATTAGCAAACAAAGAGGCTCCCAATAACGGGAGCCCTTAATTTTGCTGGAGCTGGTGGAGGGAATCGAACCCTCGACCTGCGCATTATGAGTGCTTTCCAGCCATGTAAATAGCCTCATATACATTCATGTGGCGCATATAAGGATTTACTAATACCCCTGAATGCACGATTTTGTCGAGAATATTATGCAAGGGTGCATTTATGAGCATTTCCCATGTACAGGACATACAGAAGAATATGATTAGCAAATAGATTAGCAAGAAATCCCCTTCTCCCCCAGTTCACCGTGACGGGGAGGGTCCTGCAAAAGGGAAAGGGGGCCCCTGTGGGGGGCCGCTGTTCTTGACAAAGGGAAAGGCCCTCCTATTATGGAGAGCCGAATCTGACAGGTCTTTGTCTTTGAATAATATATGCTATGTGTACTTCCTGGATTGTCTTTAAGTCAAAAGGGTACATTTCTCCGATTTTGAATGCAAAATGTTCTTTGTCTAACGGCATAGTTTTTGAAACTCTTGCCGTTGAGGCGCGGTCTAAACCTGCTTCGCGCCAGTGTATTATTGTAACATCAAAAGGATCTTTGGGCCTGGGATCGTGTTTTGTTATTTTAACGGATAATATTTCTTTGCCTTTTATATCTAAAATCACTACTGGCCTTGGTTTAAATTTACCTTGATCTTCCTCCAGGGGGAAACTGGCAAACCACACTTCGCCTTCGTTCATTTTTTATTCTTTAACCTCTGGTACATTTCATCCCATTCGTGTTCATCTCTCCAGGGATCGTCCTTTGCAAGAACGACCCTTCCATCTTTGCCCCTGGTCACATTCTCATTCGCAATGGCATAAACAAATTCTCTATTTTTTGCAATGAATTCTTGGAATTTTACCTCCTCCTTAATCGTTGCCGGCATTTTAATATTCCCCTTTTCTTTCCTTTTCTTTTTTACGTTTACCACCTTCCCCACGTCAAATGAACTATAATATAAATATTATTGACAAAAAGGAAGGGTGATAAATGCATATGTCCATTACGGAAAAATAATTCCCCCTTTCTTTTGTATTGATATTTATTTAAACAGTTAGTTATTTGGATAAGTGTTGTCCTTAAAATACCATTATGGCAATGCTGAGTCAATAGAAAAATCCTTTCCCGTGGAAAGGTCCTGTTATATACTACAAGTAGCGGACGTCTGCTCAGGACATAAACTGAGCTGCCGGCCTTCACTTTCGGGTGGAGGTCGGTTTCATTTCCCACACAAAACAAAAAAGCCCCACCTTTCGGCAGGGCCTCGAACAGTCAAAATTTCTTTGGCAGTTGCTATTTTATCTTCTTTGTAGCCTTCACCCGGCCATACATAGCCCACAAGCCACCTATTCCCCCAGCAATGCCCACCAGAAGCTCCACGATGCCGTTCTGCGCGTCCTGGTCGATTGCATAGCCCATCACACCGGCCACCCCTGCGGCAACGGCTACAAGGCCACCGTAGACAGCTTTGCTCTGCCACCATGCTTTATTTTCTCCCAATTTTCTTTTCCTCCTTAGTCTAAAAATTATTGGCCCGGTATACTTCGGGGGCGGCGCATAAGATCGCCCCCTTTTTATTTCAGCACAAAAGGCGCACACCGCAAAGAGACATCGGTAAGCACCTGTTTTGCCAGTCGGAACCGTTCCTCCGACTTCTGCAGTTTGTCATAAGCTGCGGCAAGTTCCACTTCTTTTTGGTCGATGATGGCCTGCAACCGCTTTACCTCATTGTCAAGCGGACTGACCTTTTGTTGCAACCCCAACCCTTGTGCCAGGGCATAAGCCCCCTCGTTGCCGATAATTGGTAGATGTGAGGAAAGAAACGCTGCGTCAATACTGTTGTCGATGAACAGGTTTTCAAGGAGGATGGCCGGCATCTTTGTTTCCCGTAGGACGGCAAAGTTTGACCGCTTTAACCCCCGGTCCTTAAATCCGTACTGTGCGTAAAATGCTGCCATGATGCCGTGAATGGTTTCGGCAATGGTTATGCCCTGACCGGTTTCGTCCGGGTGGATATGAGATTCATAGCCCGTTCCACCACCGGCATTAACGTGGACGGAGATAAAATAATCCGCCTGCACACTGTTGGCGAAAGCGGCGCGTTCAGATAGCGTATCCCGGGGGGCAAGTAAAACCTCTGCATCGTACCCGGATAACTTCTGCGCTATGATCTGCCCCAGTTGCCCGGTCAGATCAGCTTCAATCAGACCGTTGCCGGAAGCGCCGGGATCATTTCCGCCATGACCCATATCAATAACAATTTTCACACGATCACCCCGTACTGCTGCAAAAATTCCCGCACATACCGCGCATGTATTGCAAAGCTGATTCCCTCGGTGTCCTCGGACACATACTTGGCCACTGTCACCCCGACCACATTGCCGTAAGCATCGATTACCGGCCCCCCAGAGTTCCCCGGGGATGTGGGCGCGTCATGCTGAAAACAATCCGGGTCAGAGATAGGATTTGATGCGCGGTTAACGTGGCTTATACACCCCTGTACTATGCTGTCAATGTATCCTTTTGGCTGACCGACTACGGCAATATGCTGGCCATCCGCCACATCCTTTTCAGGCAACTTCAGCCAGGCCGGAACCGGACCATCATATTTACAAAGCGCCAGGTCATGCCTCTCTGATATGACCACCACGCGGACCTGCAAGTTACTGGGGACGCCCTCGTCAATATATGCCAGGGCCTTTTCAGTCCCCACTACGTGCTGATTGGTTACAATCCACCCGTCAGGGGAAACGAAAAACCCACTGCCGGCCTCACCGCTCGCCTGCTGCAGCCTCATCACAGCCAGCTTAATCTTGGGGATGATGTAGGTCAGTAACCCATAGCGGAAGGCTTGCCGGGCTAGAAGATGCGCCATTTCCCGGCGGGTTATGTTGTCTTCCGGGCGGAAAAGGCCGTCTGGATCACCGACCATGATCCCCTCGCTGGAAACCATGTCAATGTCGGCATAGCCCGGGTCGCCACGGGTAACGTCTTTGAAGTCCATAAGATCAACCTCTCATTTTTTTAGTAGCATAAACACCACTCCGACCAAGTTTAAAGCCACCCCCAGGGTGGCCCCCATGATCCAGTATTTTAGGTTGTTTACGTCTCGCCGGGTTTCCTTAATACTTCCGTTCTGACTTTCTTGCCAGCCGATAAGGTTTTTGATGTCGGCCTCGGCTGCAGCCATACGCTCGCAATTACATACAGCAGCGACTCCGTTCAATACCCCACCTCCGCCACCAAAATAATAACCCGCCCCCGTGGCGGCTACTGTTCCAACCTGGCCTGCACCTCGGCTCTGATTATTGCAGGCACATCCTCGATAGTTTTCCGTCCTGCCTTGATTAAGGTTACGTATAGTTCGACCATTAGCTCCCACCCCCCAACATAGTTGCATAGAGATCGGCAAGCGCTTCCATGATAACCAACTGGTTGTTTTTTATCTCTTCCAGCGTTGGGTCCGCAGGGGGAGGAGGCGGAATAGCAGGCCTGGCCTGGTTAAACTCCTCCTCCGTTATTTCCTGCCAGGTTTCCCGAACCTCATATCCAGGCCGCAAGCATACATAGGCTTCGGTTTCGCTGATCTGTATCCCTTCGGATAAAAAACGATAGTCAATATCAAGCTCACCTGCTTTAATAGCCACTCTAAAATGATCCATGCTTTAAATCTCCTTTTTACATGTTGTAGCCCCAGTATGCTGTTAAAGTTCTAGTTCCATCAGACTGTAACTGAACTAACAGCGAAGTTTTAAAATCAATATCCAAACTATGAGGAATAGCTGACACAAGAGCTATTCCGCCGCCTGAGCTACCGGGCATATTTAAGTATAAACCCGCACTCCCGGCTGGTATCGTATAATCAATGAGTACAGCGCTGTCAATGGTAATCACGCATCTACCGCCATTAAAACTTGCTACGGACGGTATATTTAGATATTTAAGCGTACCTTTCCCGTCTGAATTTAGTGCTGTTTGTAGCGTACCCTGAGTTGTGCTAAAGCTGCCCTGAGTAAGGGTTCTGCCAATCGTCACGCCGTTATTATAAAGCAGAGCAGCATAATATTCGGCATAATACGCCCAATAAGCAGCTGAATACCCACTATATACAGTTTGAGCAGCAGCATTGGCGGCACTTGCACTAGCATTAGAAGCGTTCGTATTCACAGTTGATATGTAACCATCAAGATAATCAAGCCTACTGGCCCTGGCTGCCGTATAATCTGCAGCAGCCGCCCTACTAGTTATGGCAGCATCCAAATAGGCTGCCCTTGCCGCTGTCAGTCGGGCGAGAAGCAACTGTACTCCGTTTAGGATTTGCCACATTACACACTCACCGCCCTTGTAATTGAGCTAATATTTTCACCAGAATAGGCATAGGTGTCAGTGTAATCTTTTAACACCGTCGTCCCGTTTGTGTCATACACCCTAACTCTTACGGTACTGATATTATCACTGCTATATGTGAGATCCGTCCGCCTCCGAAGTACCCCGCCCACCGTCTCGTTTACCTGTGTGATGTTGCTGCCACTGTATGTGGGCGTAGCCGTTACAGCCTCGTGGAACATAGCCCCGGACTGAAAATAAGCATCGAATATACCTGTCTCCATGCGGTTTAGCTGTGTCGGGGTTATGTCCGTGGTTTCAGCCCACGCCGTTTTTGCAAATACAGTCACGTTACCACCCCTTGGTATCTGTTTTGTTAACCTGTATGGCCTCCAGCTCTGTCTTGATATGCGCGTATGCCTGTATGCCTACCTGAATGCCTGATCCGACAGTCGCGGAGGCATTGACCCCGCCGTACCACGCTAGCTTAGCAATGGTTATGTTCGCATCCCAGGGGGCCAGATACGTAACGCTTAATACGGTGTTGGTAGCGGCTCCGGTCTGCTGAGTAATTGCCTTGCGCCCCTGCTCTACGTTTGCACCGTCCAACCATGCCAAGTATTTCACTCGGTCAGCCGTGGCAAACATCGGCCTTACCCCCACGCCGGGGAACACCCCAGCCCCGGGGCGCAGTGTGTAAAATATATTGGGCGTCTCTGCCTCCAGCCATGTCTTCGTAAACTCGGCCAGAGTGATAAGTATCTCATCTTCTCCGATGTTTTCCCGAACCACAAAAGCCTGCCCCCGGGTGGCCATGGCGTAAAACAATTTAGCCCATGTACCCTGCTCCGGACCTTCGACGCAGGAGATGTCATACCAGATGACATTACTATCCTCACTGATGGAAACGCTCTCAATAAGCATTTCATCGCTGTTAAGGTCGTGTTCCGGGAGGTTAACCGTTAGCAATTGGCCAGGCCTGAGTCCATACCTCCGAGTTCGGAATTTAAGCCTCTTGCCTATAACCGCGTACTTTTCCAACTTTTTATTGGCAGACTCAAAGGCAGCCGCCCGGGTGGTCGTGTTGGGTTCGTCTGCCACGTCCTCAACATACCCGGTTCCGCCGCCCTCAATGCTCTTTTTATCGTCAACCGCTCCCGGATTTTGTGAGATTGCTACAATGTCAAACTCGCCCTGATAGGTGGTCCGCACCTTGTCTACCGCCGCCAGAACTGTTTCTGTGTCAGCCTGGTATATGATGGGGTCACCCTTAGCCCAATACCATTTCTTGCCCGTTTCTACACCCTTGATGCCGATATCAGACGCAGCGATGGCTGAATAAGCCGCGCCATTTAAACTTATTTCAACGGTCGGCTCCAGTGCCAACGGAAAACCCATTGTAAACGCCCGGGCTTGCCCGTCTCCGGCCTTAATTTCCGTCTGCGGATCTGTTACATCGCGCCCACCTTTGATATACTGCCTGTTACGGTACTTGGGATTACCGTGTTCAACTTCCACGGTTCCTTCCAGCATATCTGCGCCGGTGGCTATCCACGGGGCTGTATTGATAGCCCTGGACTTAAAATGCAGCACCTTCCTTGCGTCGATATACCACCAGAATCCGGCCTTTTCCGCCAGCGCATCAAGGGTTTGCGACACCGGTACATAATTAAAAATGGCCTCCGTAATCAATGGGCCATTCTCGACTGTTGACGAATCAGTTGATTCATAGTCTGCAGCAAAACCCGGCATAACAAAATAGAATCCTACATCCTCGGCAACTGTCACGCCCTCGGCGGCTAAGTACGATGTCACCAAATCCTTTACAACGTCACCGGCCAGAGTATTCGTATAGGCTTTTGCTGCTATTCTCTTGTCAGCCAGGTAATGCCAGTCAGCGCAGGTAATGCTATGGAATTTTGTGCCATCAGGGGATACTTTTTTCTCAACGGAGGTTTCAATCACGCCACCGAAAACATAAAAATCCTCATCATCCCAGATGTAAACCGGCTGGCCTTTTCGGTATTGAGCGGTACCTGTTACGTCTATTACGGTAAATGACACTGTCGATCTCTCGTCGATAACATCATCTATGCCAAAAGCGCCGCTTAAAAAAGCAACAGGCGATCCTGCTATATGTATGAGTATCGCTGTCACCTCCAAATAAAAAGAGCCTTTCGGCTCTCATCTAAAATATCGCTGGTATAGTTCCCGCCCCGGAACGGGAGACGCTTTGGCTTTCTCCCCAAAATCTAAAATTCTATTGCTTAATACTTTTAATCCAGCCGCCGAGCATCTTGCCGATTTCGTCGAGCATCTTTGCCCAATTTTCATATTTATTGAAGGGCAAGAATCCCATGTCTTTTGATAACCTGACATAGGTTCTGAGTGTGGCCAATTCTACGTCTATATCTTGCAGGGTTGTCTTTTTGTAATACCGTTTATTCGCCTGAATGATTAGTCGTAGCATACCGGCCATTACCTGTTTGATCTCCCTGGCCAAAGCAAATTTCTCCGACTTTGGAAATTGTCGGAGACAGACGTAACCGTAGTGGATCATGTCATATGTCTTTTGTAACACTTTGAGGTCTTCCATTGTTCCTCCCAGGGCGGGCTATCGCCCGCCAAAAACAGATTTCAGGATAACAGATTTCAGATTACAAAAGCCGCGCGGAAACCGCGGTTGCTGCCCGAGTTCGACCGGGGATTGCTCAGGTTCAGGGCGAAAACCCCCGCAGCGGAGCCGTAGTTCCAGCACCCGCCCCGGCACGGGAGACGCTCGCTGACATTTCGCATCCAAAAGCCATCAGCACCGTGAGAGCTATCTACGGGGGCAAGTCCCAAAAGTTTCAGTAAACTAGGGATGGTAACCCCGGTTTCAGTTGCCATTGTCTCAAACGTGTTATAGCCGTAATATTCGCTGGGATTGCTTTGTGTTGTTGTGCTTATTTCTGTCGCCCCAGTATCAGCAGGGGCGCCTATAAAGTCATATTTTAGCGTATTAGTAGTACCCGGAGCAACCAAACTGCCGTCCTGGAGGATTGCCTTCCATTCATTGCTAGATGCTGATTGGTCTTTTGTGTTGTCTGCAGCGTTGTTGTTTTCAAGCACCTGAATTTCTCCGACGTTCAGCCGCATACCGCCAACCCATTCCCACACATTACCGTTCATGTCGAAAATGCCAAAAGGAGTGCCATCATGGGACCAGGGCAGTGGGCCTGAACCAGTAAGTACACGACCGATATATTTGGTGCCGCCCGAATCATAATAATAACTGGGAATTCCTTTTTCGGCTGCAATAGCATTGTCTTTACCGTAGTTATTATTGCCTCGTGGCCAGAAGCCCTGTTTTTTGCACCAGAGCGCAATCGCAGCCCATTCCGCGTTTGTCATCAGATGCCAGCCGGCTCCCTTTTGCTTGCATGCCAGCAGCGCATTGTCGAAATGTATGTATACTGCCGGATCTTGACATTTGAGACTTAGTGCGCGGAGAGTTGCACCATCTCCGGTGGTAATGCACTGGTATTTGCCTATATAGAGTTGAGGCTTGGTGCCCCCGTTAACTATAAATGCTGGATGTGGCATGTTTCTCCCACCGGTAAGCAGGTCGGCCTCTGTCATAAGGGGTATTACAACCATTACAGAGGGATTGCCCTGGTCATCAAACAGTACGGTATTTCTGGCAAAGCTGGCATCCTGTACTCTCTCACGCCAGGACCGCTGTTCTGCGGCATCTGTGATTACGCCAGAACGCAAAAATCTCTCGGTGAGCGATATTTCAATGTCATGTATGCTTTTAAAAAGTTGCCCCTGGGTATAAGGTCCACTGATGTACTTCATTTACATCATACCTCCTTCGGGCGTTTCAGGCGTTGGGAACAGATTTGCGAAATTGCGGCGTAGGTCAGCTTCAAATGTCGGCAGGTAATTCAGCGCTTCGGCTTCGCCACCCTTGACTGTGGTTTCGCCAGGTAATTCAATACTTTCGTCAGTAAAATTGACTTTGATGGTGGTTGTCCCTTTTTGATTATCAATAATTTCATGCATCATA